CTTTGTCTTGGTCAGGTGGTACTGGTCAATTGTTAGCAATTGATTCTGTAACAGCAGGTACTCAGATGTGGATTCAATTACTTTCTGGAGTTATACCAACAAACGATCAAGTAATAACTGGTGCTTCTACAGCAACAGCTACTGTTAATGTGACAATTACACCTAGACTTATTCCAGCTACATTTGTAGGAACATCTACAGGTACAGCAATTAACCCAGCAGCCTATGGTATTGGTATTGGTTCGGATGATTTAACTCAGAATGATCTTCTTGAAGATTTAACTGGAACTAACAGGACTCCTCCAAACAATATTAGTTACACTGTAAACAACACTGTTTCTGGAGATTATGTTATTACATCTAACAATGCAGCAGGAGACTTTGATTTAACTCAATTGTCTATTACTAATGCAGAAGCAGGAGCCTCAGTAACATCAATAGTATTTGATGAAACTATTGCATCTGATACTCCAAGACCAGGAGGTACAGTTCGTGTAGAACAGTCTAACGGAAGTTATAGAAGAATTGCTTATACAAGCATTACTACTACTACCGTTACTGATGATACAATAAACTTCTCTGCACTTGATTTCTCAGGTACAGGAGCAGATCTAGTAATTGGAGGTAACGCATTTGTTACCTACATTGATAGAGTTGCAACAGGAGTTACTGAAGCTGTAACTTACGTATTTAGTTCTCCAAGAACATTATTTACAAGAGTAAGAAATGCTACTCCAGGAAGTGAAATCAAAACCTTTGAAACAACTGCTTTAGTTGGAGCAGGTGGTGGTGCATCTACTGTTGGTAGAATTGATGACTTCTAGTAGTAACTAGTAAACAACAATACCGTCTCATTCGATTGAGGCGGTATAACTAATAATAATCAGGCTCACTCTTTGTTGGGTGGGCCTTTTTTTAGTATATTTAAAAAAAAATAAATGGCAGCACCTACATATACAACAGACTTAGCAACAATAAACCTCATGACAGGATCTCATGTAGAGCTTACGGGTGCAACGGATGGTAGGATTACTAATAACGATCCAGACAACTTTATTGCTGGTACAAATTGTGCAACGTCACAAACACGTACTGGTGGTGATGTATCAATAGGACATCCATCAAATACAGTTACAATACCAGCAGGTTCTGCTGTTTTTTCTTGGACTTATCACGGAGCAATGCCTACGGTAGATACGTTTGCTAATGATGGCATAAGAATATGTATAGGAAACTCATCTGCCAATTATAACCAATTTACTATTTATGGTAGAGACACTCTTCCAAAAGGAGGATGGTATAGCTCTGCAGTAGATCCAACAAGCACTCCGGATTTAACACAAGGGAGTCCAACTGCAGTTACTAGTACTTTTGGTTCAAGAACTTTTATGACTGCAGCAGTAAGTAAGGGTAATCCATTTGCTATTGATTATTCAAGATACGGAAGATCCTTAATAGTAGATGAGGGAGAGATTGCAATTCCTGCAACTTTTTTAGGAGCAGCAACTCAAAATGATTTAGTGGCTAATAAGTGGGGTTTGTTTGAAGTATCTGCAGGTGGTTTTTCACATAAAGGTTTGTTTCAAATTGGAACAGTTGCATCAGCAGCTTTCTTTGAGGATAGTAATAAAAATATAGTTTTAGAAGATAATATTCATTGTGCTGCAGGATTTACAGAATATGAAGTAATAAATACAGGAACAAAAGTTATATGGACAGGTATTCAGATATCTGCATTAGGAACTACTACTAGAGGTTTATTTACAGTAACAGATAATGCAGTAGTAGAAATAACTGACTGTACTTTTAACGACATGTCAGATTTTAGTTTTCTTTCTAACACAGCAGTTGTAGGAACTGTTTTTAGAAGATGTAATTTAGTAACCCAGGGAGGTTCATCTATAACTAGCTCTACTTTCTCAAATAGTACAGCTGCAACTTCTTTATTGGCTAGTGACATGACGTTAGTTACAGGAAATAGTTTTGTCTCTGATGGATCTAATCATGCTGTAGAAATAACTTCTATTGGAGGAGGGTCTATAGATTGGGACAATCAATTGTCTGGATATGTAGCTGGAGTAGCAGCATCACCAGTTACTGCAACCTCAACAGGAAATGAAGCGATATATGTCAATGTAGCTTCCGGAACACTTACTATAAATGTTGCAGCAGGTGCATCAGTGCCATCTATAAGATCCGCAGGAGCAATAGTAAATGTTGTAGCAGGAGCTGTAACATACAAAATAACAGTACAAGACACGGCAGGTACAGCAATACAAGATGCGAGAGTATTTTTTCCAGTAGCAGCTGGAGGATCATTATTTTTTCAAGCATCTGTAACAATTGCAAGAATTGGAACTGTAGCAACAGTAACTCACACTGCTCATGGATTAGCAAATGGAGATAAAGTAGTAATAAGAGGAGTTGATCAAAGTGAATATTATGGAATACATACAGTTTCAAATGTTACGACAAACACTTATGATTATACAGTAGCTGGTTCTCCTACTACTCCTGCAACAGGAACTATAACGTCAACTTATGTTCTTATTAGTGCACTAACAGATGTGTTAGGTGTAGTTCAAGGGTCTAAGACATTTGCAACAAATCAACCAATTGGAGGGAATGTTAGAAAGTCTTCTGCTTCTCCTTACTACAAGACGGGAGCAATTGTTGGAAGTATAAACAAAGACACTGGACTAGATTTAACTATCACTTTATTAAGTGACGAATAAACAAAAAAACAATGGCTGTAACAATAGACTGGGCTACTAGAATAATAAGTGTGTCTAAAGACTTTACTGACTTAGTTCAAACAACACCTCAAGAAATAAGGCAATTAAGTTTGAACACTTTTAGATTGGCTTTAAAAGACTTGGAGGATGATGCTGAGGGTATGACTTTTTTAGATACTCATACGCACAACACTGAAGTTTTACTAGGAGGTATTGTGTATGCAAGAGTAGTTGAGATAATAAATGATTACACTATTACATTTGAAGATGGACAATATGCTGTCAATTTATTTGGAGCAAACAGTAATGTTGGTGATAAAGTAAATGTAAATCAAGTATCTGTAAGAACAGCAAATTCAGCAGGACTGATATCTAACCAAGCAATTGAATATTCTTCTTTTGGTAATGCTGTTCATATAAATGAAAACAGTGGAGTAACAGGAACTGAATTTCCAAAAGGAACACCTCAATCTCCTGTAAACAACATGGCCGATGCTAAACTGATTGCAGACCTTAGAGGATTTAATACTATTAGAGTTAGTGGTAACTTTACGTTTGGATTAGGAGATGACTTAGAGAACTTTTTAATCTTTGGCCAGAATCCAAATAAAAGTTTATTGACATTTCAATCAGGTGCATTAACTCAAGATGTAGATTTACATAACGCAACAGTACAAGGAGACTTTGATAACCAAGCAACTTTTGTAGACTGCAGATTATTAGATATAAATTTTGTACAAGGATTTGCAGACAGGTGTGTACTGGCAGGAACATTTGTTTTATCTGGATCTGGTGAAACTGGTTTCTACGATTGTTTTGATGGATATGCTCAAGAATCAATTTTACCAATAATAGATTGTGGAGGATCAGGAAGAAATGTTTCAATAAGAAATTACCAAGGAGATTTAAAGCTTGTAAATAAAACAGGACCAGAATTTGTAGAAATTAATGGTAATTCTGGAGGAACTATTATTTTAGATAGTACTATTTCAAATGGAACAGTAAGGCTTACTGGTCTCTTAAAAGTAGATGACAGCTCAGTAGCTCCAGCAATAATTGATATATCAGAAGTTAGTTTTCCAGATTTAGCACAGTACTCAGCATTTGAAGAAAATAGTGTTTGGTTAGACGAAAGTTCTGGCTTCTCAGGAACAAAGTTTCCAACAGGAACTGCTAGACAGCCTGTTAACAATGATGCAGATGCTCAAGTAATAGCAGAAGATTTTGCTCATTTTAATATACACATAGACGCTGCAGCTACAATAAATGCAAATCATTCAAACATAACATTTATAGGTAGGTCTGCTAGAAATACTCAATTAACTATAGCTGGGACTTCATCTTTATCTGGTTGTGAGTTCAAGACAATGCTATTAACGGGTGACTTAAATGGAAATGGATCTGCATATTATACAACGGTAGCAATGAAAAATTTAATCGGTGTTTATGGACACGCTGAAGGTTGTGTGTTTAGAGAAGGTACTATTACTTTGGCACCTAACGCTATATTAATGGCTAACAGATGTGCCTCTGTAGCTGCACAAGATCCTGGAGGAGATGTACCTATAATAGACTGCAATGGATCTGGAAGAATAGCAATGAGAGAATTTAGCGGAGAAGTTATCATAAAAAATAAAACATCTGGAGCCAATTGTTCTTTAGGATTGTCTGGAGCTGAAGTAACTTTAGACTCAACAATTACATCTGGAACTTGGAGAGTGTTTGGAGTAGGAACGCTAACAGACAACAGCATAGGATCAGCAGTAGTTGATAGCAGTGGTTTAGTTTCTAAAGAATGGACTCAAACAGAAATAGATGAATCATTAGCTTACAGTAAAAAAGCAAGTGATAATGCGGAGCAAGTTAATTTAAAAATAACTTAATACATACTTTAGCTATAATATAGAAGTTCCCTTTTTGAAAAAAAAGGGTATTTTTGTTTATACGACAATTTCACAATGGGCCTAATAACACTAGACATATCAGCTAAACTTAATCAGCGACCAAACTCTTCTGGGTGGGTATCTATTAATATAGACAATGGGGCTATACATACATTCACTCTTGCAAATTTTACTACAGAAACAAATCCTGCGTACGGTGACCCTGAAGGAGATCCATTAGAATCAATAAATATTCTTAGCCTACCTTCACAAGGAGTTTTAAAACTTTCTGCAGTTGCAGTAACTGTGCCTCAGATAGTAACGTCAGCAGAATTAGTAGCTGGTGATTTAACCTATGAGTCAGATGTTTTAGATACTGATGGATACACTGACAGTTATATGTACTTTGTAGTTTCTGATACTGGATCTAGTTTGTTTACACTTAAGTCAAACCCTGTTTCACTTAGAGTAGCAACATCTATAAACCTTGCACCAAATCAAGTTGGAAATACAGAAATAACAATTCCTCATGGATCAACAACAGTTATAACTACAGCAATGCTTACTACGGGGTTAAACCCACCATACGAGGATCCAGAAGGAGATGCAGCGTCTATGTTATTAATTGAGAGTTTGCCTATATACGGTGTTCTTCTTCTTAATGGTATTAGAGTTTATGTTGATCAAGAGATATCATTTACTGATATAACTTCAGGATTATTTACTTATGTAAATAGCAACTTAGAAGAAAAAGGAATAAAAGAAGAATTTAATTTTAAAATCTCTGACGCTGGTTCAGGGGAATACAGAGGATAATGGCAAATTTTATATTTAATATAGAAGAATCATCGTTTAAAGTAAAACAACTAGCTAGTGTAGTTACTGAGTGTGCAACAATATTTTCATTTCAACTTACTGCAACTGTAGGAAACAGTGTAAGAATAAGTTTAGACAATGCAGTTCAGACTACCCTAAATTATGACAATGCATTTTTTACTATACTAGGAGTAGACACGCCTTGGGATGGTGCTGATAAAGTATTTACGTATAGTACTCCTATATCCTTCTCCTACTCAATTTCCAATTCAGGAACTCCTGGGTTGTTTAAAAAAGTAAAAGCTGAAGCATGGGATGATACTACTGTTGATCCTTTTAACTATTGGAATCAAATTACAGAAAGATCCAACGATAATTTACCCTGTGACAATCCAACTGGAGTAGGTGCTACTTATGATGAATTAATAGACACTCCAACAAACAAAACTGGAAGTGCACTAAAACTAGTTAGAGTTAATGCCGCTGAAGATGCACATGAATATGTAGATGCAGGATTACTTGGTGTTGACCTCAATTACACGCACGTGCAATCAAGTAGTGCTTCTTGGGTAATAGCACATAACTTAGGAAAGATACCTTCTGTAACAGTACAGGATGGGATACCTTCTGTAACAGTACAGGATGGGGCAGGCAATAGAGTTCATGGAGATGTAGCCTACACAGATTTAAACAATTTAACAATAACATTTAACATAGCATTTGCTGGAACGGCTTATCTTAATTAATGGAGAAACTAGGAACAGATCTTGACCTTAATGGCAACCATATAAAACAGCTAAAGGTTGAACCTTTGTTGGCACTACCAACAGGATTGGGTGCGAGTGATGCAGGTACAATAGTATTTATATCTCCTGTAGTTGCTTTTTATGGATGGGACGGAACGATGTGGACTAAACTAACAAATGAATAGATGAGCGAAATATTTAACAAAGACGTAAGTATATTAGGAGATACTACTACTTCAGGAAAGCTTGGAGTTGGTGTTCCTAACCCTGTTGAAAAGGTAGAAGTAGATGGTAAAGTAAAGTCTGATGCTTTTATAACAGGCGGAGGTACTAGTACTGATTTTGTGAAAGGTGATGGAACACTGGATACAAATACTTATCTAGTACAAGCAGATGTAGATACTTACATACATGATCAAGGCTTACCAAATTCAGTCTGGACAATAACACATAATCTTGACAACTATCCAAGCGTTACGGTTGTGGATACAGCTAACACGGTAGTAATAGGTCAAGTAGATTACGTATCATTAAATTCTATAACAATAACATTTAGTAGTGGCTTTTCTGGTAAAGCCTACTTAAATTAATAATAAATAAATAATAAAAAATGGCAGATATTAAATTTTTAGTAGATTTAGATTTATCAAAAAATCAACTACTTAATGCAGTAGTTCAAAACTTAGCTACGGCCCCTTCAACACCTGCAGATGGTCAGATATACTGGGATACAGATGACAATACGCTTTATGTGTATAATGCAGATGGTCCAGCTTGGATTGATTTAGGAGAAAGCGGTATTACAAATCTTGGCTACACAGCAGGAGTATCTAATGGAACTGTAACATCAAGTTCAGGAACTAACGCAACTATTCCTTTAGCAGATGGTACTAATGCAGGTCTTCTTACTGCAGCTGAAAAAACTGTCATAGGAAACACAACAAACATAAACAGCGGAGATAACGCAACTAACTCACAGTATAGTGGATTAGTTTCTAACGTAAGCACAAACTTATCTGAAGGTACAACCACCTTAACAACTGTTGATGTAAATTCTTCAGACGGAACAAACGCAACTTTGGCATCAGCATCTACTTCAAGAGCAGGTGTAATGAGCAAAGCTAAATTTGACGAAGTAGTAGCCAACAACGCTAAAGTTTCTGACATTAATCACAATGTAACTACAAACCTTAGTGAAGGTACAACTACAACTACTACTGTAGTAGTAGAGTCTTCAGATGGTACTGACGCTACATTAGCACAAGCATCTTCAAGTAGAGCTGGTTTATTAAGCTCAGCAAAGTTTGACGAAATAGTTGCCAACTCATTAAAAGTAAGTGACATTCCTGATAACGTCACTACTAACTTATCTGTTACCACAACTTCAACAACAAATACTGTTGTATCTAGTGATGGTACAAATGCAACTCTTCCAGCAGCAACTACTACAGTAGCCGGTGTAATGACAGGTGCAGACAAGTTAAAGCTAAATCTCATTGAACCTTTAGCAGATGTAACGGATGCAACAAATGTAAATGCAGCAGGAGCTGTAATGAATTCAGATTCAACAACCGCATCAATGAGCTTTGTAATTGACGAAGATGCTATGACATCTGACTCAGCAACTAAAGTTCCAACACAACAAAGTGTTAAGGCTTATGTAGACACTGAGGTTGGAGCAGTAGTTCCTAACTCACCTACAGCATTAAGTACAGGTACCGTTACCAACACAACTTACGGTATTACTTCTGACGGATCTGCCAATGATGTTATAATAGCAGCAGCAACTATATCTGCATCTGGTGTAATGACTGGAACTGACAAAACTAAGCTTAATACAATAGAGACAGGAGCAAACGTTACTGACGCTACCAATGTTAATGCTGCCGGAGCAGTTATGAATAGTGATACTAGTACAGCGGCTATGTCATTTGTTATTGATGAAGATGCCATGGGAAGTAACTCTTCTACTAAGGTTCCTACTCAACAATCTGTTAAAGCTTATGTAGATGCAAACTTAGCAGCTAATGATGCAATGATATTTAAAGGTACAATCGGTACAGGTGGTACTTTAACACTAGCAGCATTTAATGCTCTAGTTGTTTATGATGCAGGTTGGTCTTACAAAGTTATTACAGCAGGAACTTACAAAGGAGTTGTTTCTGAGATTGGAGATATGTTTATAGCTACAGTTGATAGAGCTTCTGGTGGAATTAATGCAGACTGGACAGTAGTTCAAGCTAATCTTGACGGAGCAGTAATTGGGCCAGCTTCAGCAGGGTCTGGAAATGTGGCTACATTTGACGGAACATCTGGAAAATTAATACAAGATTCAGGATTAACATTAACAGGATCAAATACAGGTGATGAGCCTAATGCTAGTACTACTGAAAGAGGTATTATTGAAATAGCAACAATTGCTGAGACTAATACAGGAACAGATGCTACTAGAGCAGTTTCTCCTGATGGATTAGATGGATGGACAGGTTCTGCACAAGTAACCACAGTTGGAACAATAGCTGCTGGAACTTGGCAAGGTACTGCTATAAACCAAACTTACTTAGTTGGTCAAAGTGGAACTAACACTGGTGATGAGCCACCAGCTTCAACAACTGTAGCTGGTATTTCTGAACTAGCTACAAACACAGAAGCTAATACAGGTACTGCTACTAACAGAGTTCTTACTCCAGCAAACCTTAGGAGTGTTCTTGGAACAACAGGAACTCTTTCTACTGTATTAAAATATACTGAGTTAATTGGAGATGCAGCAGCTACCACAATAGTAGTTACCCACTCAATAGGACAAAAGCATGTTCAATCAACAGTGCTTGTTGAATCTACAGGAGATGTAGTAATTTGCGAAGTAGAAAATACAAGTACAACTACAACAACTTTTAAATTCAATGTTGCTCCAACATTAAATCAGTACAGAGTAATTATAGTAGGATAATATATGGCCATACAGAAAATCTTAACAGACTTGGAAGTTTCAGGTGCCGTGACAATTGACTCAGATACAGATACAATCTTGAAGCTGAACTCAACAGACAACGGTGCACTCTATGTAAATTACGCTAGAAGTGACGACAGGCATGCCTATGTTGGATTTGGTGGGGCTAGTGATAACTTTACTATAATGAGTGAAGAGGTTGGCGGTCAGTTAATACTAGGAACTGCGGCAACTACAAGAATGACTATTGATGAGACTGGAAATGTAGGTGTAGGTACAGATCCTCAATCTAAATTTCACGTCAGATCTTCAAGTTCAGGAGCTTCAACTCATGCAGGAACTTTAATTGTAGAGGCAGGTTCAGCTCCTTCTATACAGATTCTTTCAGCAAATACACAAACACAAAGTATTAAGTTTGGAGATGCCGAAGATGGAGATGTGGGAAGAATTACATATAGTCATGCTACTAATGAAATGACACTAGTTACTGCAGCAGCAACTAGAATGACTATTGATAGTGTTGGCCATGTAGGTATAAATGAAACAAATCCTTCTGAAGAATTACACGTAACAGGTAGAGCTATAATAACTGATAGGTTAGGAATTGGTGGAGACTTTGTTCCACAAAAAGCTCTTCACTTAAAAAATGCTGCTCCTATATTTAGGATGGAAGATACTGATACAGCAAGTTATGCTGAGTTTGTAAAAACTTCAAGTAGATTTACAATTAGATTAGATCCAACTGATACAGAGACAGCAAGCGAGATAACACTTGAATTAGATGGAACTGAAAGGTTTGTGGTAAAACCTGATGGTGTAGGAGTAGGAGTGACAAATCCAAAATCAGCACTAGATGTTAATGGAGGAGTTAAAGTAGCTAATGACCCGGCTACTACTGCTTTAGATACAAAAGTAGGAACTATAAGATATAGAGTTCTTAATAGCATTTCGTATATGGAAATGTGTATGCAAACAGATGGAAGTACGTATGAGTGGGTTATCATTGTTAAAAATGATTGGACTTTATAAAATAAAGCTATGGGAGCAAAAATATTTAATGCAGATAAATTTATTGTAGATGGAGGAACATCTGGTCAGTTTTTAAAAGCTGATGGATCAACACAAGCAATAACACCATTAACTACTGCGGAAGAAATACAAGACATAGTTGGTGCTATGGTTAATGGAAATGTAGAAACTAACATCTCTGTAACATACAGTGATGGAGATGGTAAGTTAAATTTTGTAGGTAATCCTACAGATACATTTTTAGAAGCTGTTGGGACACCAGTTGCAAAACAATTGGGAATTTGGAGTACTGCAGGTACATTAGAAGGAGACTCAGATCTTACATATAATTCAACAACAACAACACTTACTGTATCAGGAGAAATATCAACTTCACAATATAACTTAACAGCAATGCAAATAGTTCCTCTTGCTAGAAATGCAACAGGAGTTTTAGGGGAGATAAGAATAAATGCAACAGGTATATATGTATGCAGTGCTACAAATTCCTGGAGCAAAGTAACCTTGGCAACTTCTTGGTAGTTTTTTCCTACTTTTCCAAAATCTATTTTAGCTATAATAAATAAATAAAAACTAATCCATTCTTACATATATTTGTATAGACGTACACACTTAATATCATGAAATCAACAATGCTTTTTTTTAAAGAAATGACAGTAGGCAAAAGTCTTCTGCTGTCTTTGAGTCCCGTCCTAATAATGATATTAAGCATGAAAACAATTTTATTCGCATTATTTATAATTATAATAATTGACCTTTTAACTGGAATAAGAAAATCACATTATACAGAAGGTGTTTTATTTCAACCATTTAAAAAAGAATTCTGGAAAGTAATAAAGTCAAAAGAACTTCGCAGGACTTGGACTAAAGCAGTTGAATATATAACAGGAATTATAGCTTTCACAATCTTAGATACAATGGTTCTAGGAAGCTCTAGTATACAGATGCTAGGAAATGATTACTCAATAGCAGAACTAGCAGTAACAGTTGCCTGCTTAGTTGAAGTGTACAGCATTTATGAAAACATGGAAGCTGTTAGTGGAAACAATTTATTTAAAAAGATTCTTGGATTCTTACCAAGAGCATTTAAGTCTGCATTCGCACCTAGGAGAAGAAGGGGACAAGATGAAAAATAGACTAGAAATATCAAGATTCTCAGAAGATGAGTTTCAAACATTAGCTAAGTTCTTTGTGCTTGACGATTGTGAACTAGAAGTGCTTGAAGGATACATACTAGAGCTACCAGATAAAGACAATAAGACTAGCATATCAAGAATTCCACAAGGATCTTATACTTGTGTAAAAAGAAATTCCCCAAAGTATGGTGATCACTTTCACGTATTAGACGTTGAAGAAAGAAGCTACATACTTATACATCACGGAAATTATAACACTGATACAAGAGGATGTCTACTTCCAGGAAAAGATCTTATAGATATAAATGGAGATGGATTAAAAGACGTTACAAGTAGTAAAAAAACTATGGCAAAGCTTAATGAATTATTGCCAGATGAATTTGAACTATGTATCATAAATGAATTTAAAGATGAGTCAAAATAATGATAACCCAAAGTTAAAAAAAAATGGAGGCTCTGGCACTAATGTAGGTAATGCACTTAGATTCCTTGTTAAGCAAGGTAAAGAAGTAGCTCCTGAACTATTAGATCTTGCTGGAAGTCTTACGGGTATTAAACAATTAAACTCATTAGGAACGGCCATAAGAGGTGACAAGAGCCTTAGTGAACCAGACAAAAGTATTCTTCTTCAAGAAATGGAGAATGATATGATTGAGATGGTTGAGGTTACCAAGCGTTTACAGATAGATAGTGAGCACGCTATTACTAGAATGATTAGACCTGTAAGCTATGCAGCTATGTTTGTTTTATTTATGTCTGTAGTATTACTAGATGGTAACTTAGGAGCTTTTACAATAGATAAAGCATACGTACCTGTGATACAATCCTTATTTGGAACTATGACTATATTTTATTTTGGCTCAAGAGGTATTGAAAAAGTAATGAAGACTCTTAAGAAATCAGAATGAGTAGGTTAGAAACCTTTCTTAAAGACAATATAATATTTGTTGTCACTTTTGTTTTTTCTTGTGGAATAATGTATTCTGAAATTCAAAGCTTAAGAACTGTAGAAGATAGATTAGGCAAAAAAATTAAAGTAATATCACAAATGTCTGGTCAAATAAATGAATTAGAAAATAGAATAATTGTTTTAGAGACTACCAAGTGTAATTAGCTTATTAAATATTTTAGCTATAACATATAATAGCGTTGACTTACATTATGTTATACTTTTGTTGAAGGAGAATAATATAAAAATATTTCAATGGAAGAATTAAATTTAGGAGATTTGAATTTTGACACGGACACTCTTCAGTTATTTGATGAGTCAACAGGAGTGCAAGAACCAAAAGCAGACGGGACTACTCCTCCGTCAACAACAGTTGCAGATGCTGCAGTAGCTAATGTAACAAACGATACAAACACTGATGGTGAAGGTGATGATCCAGTGGATCCAAACCTAGAGAGCGTAGCTGATCAGAGTAAAGACAAAAATCAAGTTCAGGCAGGTAAAACACCTAATGGAAAAGAAGGCAGCGATTCTTCCTCTCCTAAACTGAATGAGACTGAACAGCTTTATTCAAACTTAGCTGCCGAATTCAAAGCCAAAGGTATTTTACCTGAGCTTGATGATGTTTCTTCTATAAAGTCTATGAAAGACATAGAAGAAGCAATTAAGAAATCAGTCGATTCTAGACTAACAGAACGACAGAAAGTTATTGAAGATGCACAGAAAGCTGGAGCACCAATAACAGAGGTTTCTCAAAAAGTAGACACCATAGATAAACTTAAGCAGGTTACTCCTGAGTTTATTAGAGATGACAATAACATTCAGTTTAGAAAGACTGCAATTGTTCAAGATTTCATTGAAAAAGGATATGGTGCTGAAAGAGCTGAAGCAATGGCTCAAAGAAGTATTGATGCTGGTACAGATATTGAAGATGCAGAATTTGCATTAGAGAGTCTTATTAAATCAGAAGAGGCTTCTTTAAAAATTATAATTGATAATGCAAAGGCTGGAGAAAAAGAAAGCCTAAATAACATTAAAGATTATATTGCTAAAACATCAGAAGTAATTCCTGGTATTGAATTAACTGATTCTCAAAAGGATGAGTTATACAATCAGATTACTACTGACTTAGGTAATAAGGACAACGCATTTATGGTTGCCCAAAAAGCTGATCCAATTGGATCTAGAATTAAACTCGAAGCTTTATTTTACTTAACTGGTGGTCTAAAAGACTTTTCTATATTTGGAAACAAAGCAGAAAGTAAGATTACTAATAACATAGAAAATTTATTAAGAGGTGCTAATTTTACGCAAGAAGGTTCAGTAGATACTAATGTAGCTGATGGAAATTCTAACTTTAAATTATCAGATCTTAAGGATTTAACAATAGAGTAAACAACTTTTTAAAAACAATTAAATTATGCAATTAGGACGGTTCCAAGTAACTGACGCAAAAGCGTTTGCTGGTATGATTAATCCTGAAAACACATTAGGTGCTATCTGGAAAACATCTCCAACAAAGATTAATGATGCTATGATCAAATTGTTAGCAATCAATAGAGGTAAATCTCTAGAGAACATGCTAGCTAAATTTGAGACTAAGCAAGTAGAGAATGACAATGAGTTCTATTGGGAGCTTATAGGCTCTTCTCGTAGAAACATTCCATTAGTGGAAGCTTCTTTCAAAGGTGCAACTGTTACAGGTAGTGACAACAACATTGGAGAAGGTGGCCAAGAATTTGAATTAACATTTGACGAGCAGTGGTTCTTCAAAGGTGAATTGATTGTTGGTGAAAAAAATGAAGTGTATCCAATTAGACTATTAGATGATGGTTATCCATCAGGAAGTCAGTGGGTTCATACTGCAGAAATTGCAGGTTCAGATCGTTCAGGTATCCCTGGTTCTGAATTGGTAGCTGGAAAAAGATTTACTGAAGAGTTCGCTCCTGTAGGTAAAGGTTTATCTCGTGAAGTAGGTGGAATTCGTAGAGTTACTCCTGTCGCTATGAGAGGTGAGTTAACTACTATTCGTATTGACCACAAACTTCCAGGTGATGCTACAAACAAGCAAGTTGTAATGGGTCTTCCTGTTATTGACAAGGCTGGTAACAAAAAAGTATTTGGTGCATTATCATTATACGAGGATTGGTTAGTAGAGCAAGAATTTTCTCTTTACAAAAACAAATTCCTTATGTATGGTAAGACAAACAGAACTTCTGATGGTCAGTACCATAACAAAGATGTTTCTGGACGTAGTATCAAAATTGGATCAGGTATCCGTGAGCAAATGGAGCAATCTAACACTTACTTCTACAATGATTTCTCAATTGAGTTATTAGAAGAAATCCTTTTCGGATTATCAGAAGGTAAGTTAGGATTCAACCAACGTGTTTTCATTCTTCGTACAGGAGAAAGAGGAGCTGCAGAATTCCACAAAGCTGTCTTACAGACAACTTCAGGATGGTCAGCTAACATGAGTACTCCAGGAACTAACCCTGCAACTGTAAAAAGCACTAGCTCTGAGTTACATAGTAACGCAATGGCTGCTGGATTCCAGTTCGTAGAGTATATGGCTCCAAACGGTGTAACTGTTAAGTTAGAAGTAGATGATTTCTATGATGATAAAATTCGTAACACAATCAAGATCCCTGGATCTAATGGTGTAGCTGAATCTTACAGATTTGATATCTTTTACATGGGTACTATGGAAGATCCAAACATCCAAAAAGTACAAGTTAAAGGTAAGGAAGAGTACCGTGGATATCAGTATGGTTTCAGAAATCCTTTTACAGGAGCTGTAAACAACGAGAACATGGGAACTTTAGAGGACAGTGGAACTATCACCAAATGGTGTCAGTTAGGAGTTGTGGTTTATGACCCAAGTCGTACCGCTTCAATCATCCCTTACGTATTAGCGTAATTGATAAAGACTTAATTACCCTCGTTTGTTCGATGAGGGTAATTATTTTAAAGTAACAGTTGGGAGATCTGTAAACACTCCCAAACATAAGGAAGGAAGAATCATAAATAAGATAACATGGCAACAGCTAAAAAAAGTGCAGCTTCAAATGAATCTGCAAAACAAATAAGAACTGATTTCTTAGAAGATAGGATAGTATCAGTAAAGCATATTCCAAATGAGACAAATGGAATTAAAGATATTAAGCACGTAGCATACGGAGGCTTATTGAATGGAGCAGAGGTAGCAATACCAGCACCAACAATGGATAATGGGAAGATGAAAAATCTTCTTACCAATGTAGAGAAAGAAGGATTAGAGCACGTATTGAATGGGGTTGACTTATCAATATACGGGCCATTCTGGAAAACTGGAGGAGATGCATATAGCATGGGTATTCTTCCTATATACTTAGGTAAAGATGAATTAAGATTAGACTTGTCTGATCCTTATGATTACATCAAGTACAAAGTGTTATTAGCATGTCCAGTAGTTGCAAACACTCTTGATGAGATTAAGCACAGGGCTACTAACAAATTTGTACTAACATCAGCTTCTGAGCAAATGGCTAAAGAAATTGATAAAGTTGGAAACAAAGTACAAGCATACAAGTTGTATGTAAAGTATGAAGAAGACAAAGAAATATTAAGATACACTTTAAGAAACCTTGGTAGAAATACTAACAGATCTCATAAGCTAGATTTCTTGCAGTCTGAATTACATAAAGAACTTGAGAAGAACCCAAGTTTACTTTGTTCTATTATGGGTGATGATTTTCTAAAAATGAAAGTGTTGTTAGAATCTTGTTACGAATTTGGAGCAATTAATAAAGTAGAGAAGAAGTTTTATACTTTAGATGATGAGCCTATTTCTGATGGAGATGCTCCAATCCTACAAACTGCTGCTGAATTTTTAGCATCTAATTTAGGACAAGAAATGAGGTTAGCATTGCAAGCAAAGCTTAAGCATAACTTAAAGTAGGATATAGACAATGACTGCATCAGAAACAAAAGAAGAGTTTAATTTAAGATATAACAATGCACTGGAAGGTGCACCTGGTTTAGACACTTTTGAAATAAGTTCTTACTTAACTATTGCACAAGAGCAATTTGTAAAGCTTATGTATGATGCGTCAAAAGATCCTGCTAATTCTTTTGAACTTCACGAGAGAGCTCGTAGATCATTAAATGAGTTGGTTGTAAACGAGAAGGTAACACTTCCGGTTGCGTCTGCTAGAGGATTAGTTGATGAGTCGGTATTTTATGAGATAGGTGCAGGTGGTGGTATTCAAGCTGCTGAGGTTAGAACTCCAATGTATATTGTTTTAGAGACAGTAAGGATAGATGTTAAACGAGGTAGTAATGAAGAGTTTAATTACTCAAACAGAGTAATACCTGTATTGCCAACAACTCATGATGAGTTTATGATTAACTATAGAAATCCATTTAGAAAGCCAAACAATAATAAAGTATGGCGTGTAGATCTTTCTAAAGAAAACTCTAAGACTACTGTAGAATTAGTAGCAACAGTGGCTATTAAGGAATACAATGTCCGATATATTGCTTATCCTTTTCCTATCATAGTGGAAAACTTAAGTACAGCTGAGGATACTGCTGGACTTGGATTGTCAATTAATGGTAAGGTAGCACAAGCTGCATGTCAGTTAAATGAGGCAGCTCAAAGAGAGATAATTAACATTGCTGTAGAAAATGCAGTTCTAGATTATAGAGACGGAACTTTACAGTCTAGAATGTCATTAGACGCAAGAGTATAATAAATTAAAAAATATTAGGAGGTTTGATACGTCCACCTTATATTTACATAAACGATTGTATCAAAAACAATTTATATTAATTAAACACAATTTTTATTATGGGATTAGCCGGTCAAAATCAGGTTAGACACATGTACGTAGGTGCTCCAGTAGACGTAGCAACTGTAGCTTTATTAAAAGCTGAAGCTGTAAATAGCTTGCAACTTTTAGGAGCAACAGGTGAAGCAGTAGCAGCTGGAAAAGCTTTTAAAATGTACCAAAAGGATGCACTAGGAAACATTATCTCTAGTGATACCATTAAGCCAGATAATGTAACTCATGTAGCATCAGTAGCTTACCAAGCTGCAACAGACAAAGCTGTAACAATTTCTGCTTTAACAGTAGACGTTAACAGTCTTTATACTGTATCTATCGAGATAGTAGGACATGGTTCTTTGTCTCCAGAAGACACTTACCTAAAGCAAGCTTTTTACAAAGCAGTTGCAGGTGATGATCAAGAAGCTATCGTTGATGGTTTAATTGCATCTTTGAATCGTAACTTTTCTCGTGAGATTGGAGCAACAGCAACAAGCAACCCTGCATTTGCATTTAGCAAAACTGGAACTGGAGCTGCAGCAGCTTTAGTAGTTACAGGTAAAGCTCAATCAGCAGGATTTGATGGAAACAAAAAGACTCGTGTATACGATGCTTTTGAAGTAGATATCAAATGTGAAACTTATCCAACTGTAGCAGTTACTACTCCAGCATTTGCAGGTGTAGGAACAGGATTCCAAATTGTTGAGATGGAATACTTCCTTCTTGGTGAAAGAGGAGATGCTTACAGAACTAATGGTTACCCGTTCAACCTAGTTGGGCCAGACCTAGTTTCTAACGCAGCTGGAACTTACAACATCATTGAGATTGTTTATTTTGATGAAGGTAGAGATGAAGCTAAGAAGTCTAAGAAAGGTTTAACTATCGTTGCACCATTCACTAACTTAGCAGGTAATGCAGCTTTAAACACTGTAATTGCAGATCTTAATACTATATTAGGAGCAGGTTCAGTAGACGCACTAGCAGAAGCATAGTAGTCTAAACTAAACTAAAATTACCAAAGGGACTGGAATTTAATTTTCCCAGTCCCTTTTTTTTATTCATTATAACAAAAAAAACATTATGTCAATAACAGTAAATACATTTATGGTCTCTAATGACCTTAGTACTATACAGCTTGACGTAGAAGTAACTGCTGGCCAAGTTGTAGATAATTTACTACTATGGGATCAGGATACCTACAAGAACCCAGCTACTGCGGTAAGTCTAACATCTTTAATTTCTGGTGCTAGCAATGTTGAGAGTATTGAAATTACAGCAGCACAAGCAGGTGTTTCATCTTTTAGTGGTATTTATTTTCTACAAATAGAAACAGATGACGAAGAGGCTATTGTTGTAGCTACATTTAATCTAACACAATACTATATAATTCAAGCTAAGCTTATTGCAAACATTGACTTGTCTTGCTTAAACTGTAATGGCAACTTTCAGAATGCAATCTTATTTGACATGTACTTGGAAGCAACTAAACAGTCATTAGTACTTGGAAGATTCCAAGATGCTATTGACAATCTAAAAAAATTAATAATCACAGTAGACACATCTGATTGTGACACTTGTAATGATATAGAGCCATTGGTTTCAACGGCAGGAAATATTGTATCAGTAGGTGTTATAGATTGCTTACTTACAGAAACACCTTAAGATGAAAGAAAAAGATGCGAGAATATTTGTCACATCAGTATCTAATGCTTCTAAAAGGTTAGAGTATTATGGTGATGCACAAATAGAAGGAATAACTTTACTTAAGTTAATATATAAGTATGCAAGTTATTGTACAACATATAAGCAGCTACAACGCCTTAACTCTATGGTTTCAACACTACAGACCACTGATCATTTAATATGCATGGAGTATCAAGCACTTCCTGCTTACAATGTGCCTTTAAGCGGAACAGGAGAAGTAGTGATAGGTGCAGGAAGCCCTAATCAGCCTCCTACACTTGGAGATATATCAATAACTCTTCTTGAAGGAATAACTGCGTTTGGATTTGCAGATGTAGTGTTGTATGAAAATTATGTAGATGATGCTGGTGGTTCTCCATCAGGCTTTGTAATAAAAACACTTCCTGCTAACGGAGGATTATATTATGGTAATGAGATAGTAACTTTAAATACTATATTGCCTATTTCTGCTTTCTTAATATTTGAAAGATATCCAGATGGAATATCAGGAGTGGATGATGCATATGTAACTACGTTTACATTTTCAGCATTTGATGACAACACACAACTTCCACTTGAATCTAACATAGCAACAGTAACAGTCAATGTAGACGCATTAGGAGTAACAAATGAACCAGCAACAGTGGGAGATAGAGCACAGTATTCAGACAACAGAGCTACAACAGTATTTACAGTAGCTGATTTTACAGTTAATGCAATAGCACCATACTTTGATCCAGAAGGAAATGATCTTGATGCAATTCGTATTGATGAGGTGTCAGACGCTAACACTGGAGTTTATTATTTCTTTGATGCTGAAGTAACTGTAGGACAAGTTATAACCAATGCAGAAATAGCTGCAGGTGCTTTTTATCACGTTGCAGCAGATCAGAATGAAATATCAACAGACACGTTTGAGGCAAGTGTAAGAGACACTGGCTCTATGATATGGGTAAGTTAATTTAAAACAAATAAAATAATGTTATATACACTAACTAATGGTGGGCTTCAAAATGGTAGGCCCACCGCAATAGGATCAGTTTCAATAGGAATGAGCTCTGTACAAACTCATGTATTTACTGTTGCTAATTTTACAACAGAGACATCTCCTGCTTATTCTGACCCTGAAAATGATCCATTAGCATACATAAAAATATTAAGTCTACCAGACACAGGAACTTTAGCTGTACAGGGTATTATATCTCAAGCAGTTACTGTTGGAACTCTTATTCAAGTAGGAGTTATCACATCAGGAAATTTTGTATACATAGCCACAGGTGTTGAAAGCTATACTAGTACTTGGAACTTTGATGCTGCTGATACGGGATCTAATTCACTTAGTGGATTAAATTCAGGTACTGTAGCAATGGCTGTAATAGGAGTGGCTAATGAAAAGCCATCTCTTGTTGGAGACAATACTATAGCAAAAAATTACTCAGAGTCACACGTGTTTAGCTTAGCAGATTTTACAAGTAATACTACGCCAGCTTACACTGACCCGGAAGGTGATTTACCACAAGCTGTAAAGATATTAAGCATCCCTTCAAATGGATCTCTTCAGTTTAATGGTTCTAACGTAATAGTTAACCAGATAATAAAAGCCAATGAAGTTGACTTAGGTTATTTGGTATACGTGCCTAACCTGGCCACCACTACAGTTCAAACTTTAACTTTTAACTTTGCAGTATCTGATGTAGGATCTGGAGAATTTACAGAATAATATGGGAGTAATGACATTGTTTATTGGAGAAGAATATATAGTAGGAACTGGACAGCATGGTGATATAGATACGGTAATAAGTACTGTGTCTGTATGCGAAGGAGTATGGAGTCTTCAAGTTGTTTGTACCTCATCATTGTGGGTTGAGTTTGATTTGTCAGATGCATTTTGCACTGTGACAAGAGCAGATAATGATCCTTTTGTGAATGGAGAAACACTTACTGGAAACAGAGAATACATTATATCTATCACTGGCTTTCAATCATTTGCTGGTCAACAAAATACTACTGAGTCACAAGTAGTGTGTACTGTAAAGAATACTGAACTTGGAGCAGAGATAAACTCTTCAGAAATGACTAGGCTTCATGCTAGTTTAAATTGTAATTAATAAAGGTGTATCACTTGTTTGTGATATGCCTACTTGACTTCTCTATTTAATTTTTATATATTTGTTACATGGAAGATAAAATTATTAAAGACTTTTTACTGAGCAAAAGAGGATACCTCAAAAAAGGAAATGTAACAATCCAAGCTGCACTGGCAAAAAAATATGGGATGGCATTTCATACAGATGACATTAGAAGCTGCAAGAAGGCAGTCAAGAAATCACTTAAGAAAATAAGAAACCTTGATGTAATTACAGAAGACTTTAGAGAGAATATACAAAGAGTAGAGGCCATGGTTTTTACTCCAATTAAAAAAGCTCCTAAGGTAGCATTAAGTACAAACATAGCACCGGATATTGCAGATCAAGAAGGAATGCATATACTAATGGGATGTAATCATGTTCCATTTCATCATAAAAGATTACATGATGGAATAAGAAAGATGATGCTTGATCATTCAGATAAGATCGTAGGCTTTCATCTAATGGGTGATTTTGCAGACATTAATACTTTGTCATCACATGACAAAGGAAGGTTCACTGCGGTGCCTGGATTAACTCTTGACGATGAGTATGCAGCTTGTAATGATGAGCTAGATATGTTTGCTCAAGCAATGAGTCCAAATGTATGGAAAACATATTTATATGGTAACCATGAAGACAGACATAATAGATGGATGTCTAATATGGATAATGCTAAAACACCATTAACTGCTCCTAGAGAAGGTATGGATTTAGTAGAAAGAGGTTACCATGTTAAAAACAAATGGTCACAAGATTACTTTACACTTGGTAATGATTTTGAGATTTTTCACGGAATTTACTTTAGCATACATAATGCTAAGGCTCACCTAGACAAACTAAGAACATCTTGTGCTTATGTACATACTCATAGAATCCAGAACTACCGTGAAGGAAGGATGGCCGCCTTTAATATTGGTGCGTGTGCAGACTTTACGACCTCAGCCTTTAATTATGCCACGAGACCAATGAAGGCTCAATGGGCTAATGGTTTTGCTATTAACATGATTGACCATAAAGGTAATTCAAACATAACACAAATTAATGTAAATCCTGACGGAAGATTTTGGTTCGGAGGAATACGTTACTAATAAATAACAAATGGTTAAAAGAGAGCTTATATATACAATATTTGAAAAGCTAAACATCAACAGTGACGACACACATGTTACTGAAGAATTAGTTAGCTCACTTATTGATACAAAGAGAGCAATGTTGTTAAAGCAGCAATATGCAAAGAATGCTTGGCACATGCCAATTGAAATTAAGCAAGAGCTTTGCCTAGATTTAGAACTCGTTAACAATGTTAGTGGGTATTCTTGTGCTGGAAAGGTACTCTCTACTAAACTGGAACTACCTAGGTCTATTAAGATTAAAGGTAAAGAAGGTCCATTAATAGTAAGGAAAGAAGATGGAGGAGAAATAGCAATAAACATTGTGCCAATAGAAAGGGTTCCATTCTTATTCTCTAATAAATTTACGCAACATTTAATATACTGTGCAGTTGATTATAATGGAAAGTTATTTTTAATGTCTAATGACAACAAGATTAAGTTTTTAAAAAGTATAAAAGTAACTGATGTATTTGAGCAACCAGATATTGCAAGACAACTTACTTGTACTTATGATAACACTGTAGAGGTGTGGGACGCTGACTATCCTGTAGAGTCAGCAATGTCAGATGTAATTGTACAAATGGTAGTACAAGATTTAACTAGGTCTCTTCAAGTACCTGCAGATGTTACTAATAACGCTTCTGATGACAGAGAGGAGCAAGCACTTCCACAATATGCAAGAAGACCACAACGACAAAGAAGAAGATAAAAGAAACCATAAGATAAAGACTGACTATGGTAGCGGTGATTACTACAAGCACTTTATAAAAGAGACTGGAGCAACACACATATCAAGAGCAATGTTTGGATCAATAATCCGAGAATTCAATACTCATATAAGAGATAGAATTTCTACTAGAGGTGCTGAATATATTCTTCCCCAACGAGTAGGAAAGATTGAACTAAGGAAGGTAAAGACTGAAGTTAAGATAGATGAGGATGGTATTATTATAAACAACCTTCCAGTAAATTGGAAAGCAACAAGAGAGTTGTGGGCTGAAAACTCAAAGGCGAAGGAAAGGAAAGTAAAGATTAGGTATACTAACGAGCATACTGATGGTCACACTTTTAGAATATATTACAGAAAGTCAAAAGCTAACTTTAAAAATAAAAGCATCTACAAGATGCAATTTAATAGAACTATGAAGCGTCAGTTGTCTGCATCTATATTTGCAGGAAAGATTGATGCTTTCTTAAATTAAACAATATGGCAAGCACAGGGAATTTAGTTAGCATCAAAATGATTGCTGATAGGTTATTTCAAAATCCTTTGATGAAGGATCTTAATTATGAATTTATTGTGGATAATGCAATTGAAGTTCTTAGAATACTAGATGCTCCGGCAATTTATGTAACAAGAAGAGAAGCTATCAATGTAGAAAACTTTAGAGCACTTAAGCCTATTGACATGGTAAAGGTTGAAGGAATAGTAAGAACTGACAGAAATGGCCACCCGGAAACATTAAGCCACAGTGAAGATATATCACAAGAATTCTTTCATGTTGGAAATAAACTACCATCAAGAGATGACGGCACATATACATTAAACAGTAAGTACGTTAATGTAAACTTTGAAAAAGGAGTAATCAATGTAATATACAAAGCTATTGCAACTGATGAGGAGTGCTATCCATTAATACTTGACAACGCAATCTTATTAAGATGTGTGCAAAGTTATATTAAATGGAAATGGTTTGACATCATGAACGATATGGATATGATATCAAATCAAAAGCTAAGCAAAGCTGAGATTGATTATTGTTTTAATGTTGCTCAAGCTGATGCAAATCTTAAGCTTCCAAGCATAGATGAGATGGAGTCTTTAACAAATATGATAACCCAAATACTACCAAGTAGAACTGAATTCAAAAGAAGATTTGAATTTCTAGGTGCTCAAGAGTATACAAGAATACACTAATATGATAAAGCAACACGAGGGAAAGTACTTAGGAATGAGCAAGGATGTCGCAAGTGACTTGCAAATTGATAAGTATTTTGATGCAAAGAATATACGTATTATTGCAACTGATCAAAAAAGTTCTTTTGCACTTACTAATGAAGTAGGTAATGAACTTATTTTTTCTATTCCCATACCTGAATTAAACTTACTAACTACTAGTATAGATTATGTTGTTTCAAATCAGTTTGCAGCAAATCAAACTAAAAAACTTTTTTACTCTACATCAACTGGACTTGATGGTGCTACACCTCCAAGGTGTGAGATAGAGAGAACGTATCAGGGACTAACTTCTGGAACCCAAGTAATCATAGGTACAAAAGAACTTAGGAACTCAGCGTTAATTATATCAACTGATAACAATGGGTTTGATTGTTTTTGGGAAGTGACCAACTTAAATGGAAGTCAATTTGAACTTGAATTGTTGTACATGGGTAACTTAGACTTATCTACTCAAAATTTAGTTCAGATATTATATAACTATGAGAATTCAGTTATAGAAAAAGTGTATTTTGTTGATGGCATACATCAAATAAGATTCATGAATATTCGTCAAAGTATTGATAATGGAGATTCAAGAAACCTAATTGACGTTAGCCCTAATGCACTTGATGTAGTAGGTACGTTTGATTTATCTCAACCATCAATTGAAGGAATTGTTTCTGGTGGTACTCATACTTCAGGTAAGATACAGTATGCTTATGGACTCTATGTTCTTAATGGTGCTCAAACAACTATATCACCTGTGTCTGAATTAGTATCAATTGATAAAGGTCCAGGAGAAGGAGGAGGAGATGTGAACGAAGTGTTAGGAAGATCTGTTAGAATAAAGATTCCTAATCTTGACAATCAATTTAGTCACGTAAAAATATATTCTATAAAGTATACATCTCTTGACCAGTTGCCAGAAGTAAAAATTGTAGCTGACAAAGAGATTGATGATTTTGAAGAATTCTCATTTACTGATGACAACTCTTCTTTAGAAGGAATATCATTAGAAGCTTTCTTATTCCTAGGCTCAGCACCTATTATACCACAGCACATCGTAACTAAAGACAATAGATTATTTCCTATAAACATTAAAGAGGTGCCATTTGACATTGACTTAGATACAAGGGCCTATTCATTTGATGATCAACAACAAGCCTTTGTTATAGATTCCCCATACGTTGATGACAACTTAGAGCTTCAAGGAAATACTCAGGATGCATCAAATTTTCTTTTATCAAGATCTCTTGATTCAATTAATGCAGATTATGGTGCACAAAAATATCAAAGCGATGGAATTACTTTAGGTGCTACAGGTCTTTACACAGAAGTAGAAATAATACAAAATACTGATCTTACAGAGTCACAGATAGATGAACTCCAGTTTTTTAAAGATAGAGAACTATACAGGATAGGTATTAAGTTTTACAACAGAAGAGGACAAAGCTCAGAGCCTTCTTGGATAATGGATTTAAGAGCACCTGGAGAATCAAACTTATTTGGAAAATATAGTCAACTAAAAGTTACACTAACACCAGAATTCTATACATGGCTAAACACATCTTCTAATTTTGCATCAGAAGATGAAAAGCCAGTTGGGTATAAGATATTAAGGGCTGACAGAAAACTAAGTGATCAGACAATACATTCTCAAGGAATGATAAATCCAATGATTGCAAACTGGTTGTCTAATGACAAGCCACAGAGTAAGCCTGATTGGAAAGAAATAGTTAATGGAGGTGGATCAAACAAAGTAGACATACTTCCTTCGATGACAAGGATGTTTCAAAATATAGTTCCATTTAATGCATGTGAAGATTACTTACCATTAGTAGTAGATAACTTAGGTGGTGGTAATATATTAGGTCAAGGAACATTTAGAGAAGGATTCTATGCAAATAATACTGAAGATAATTTAGCAATGAATTTTCAGCACAGCAGAATGATGCAGTATTTTAGCCCAGAAGTTTCATTTAGAAATAATGTTATTGATGCTAGTTATATATTAAATATTGTTGGACTAGAAAGACAATCAGAGATAGAATGCTGGTCAACAGAGACAAATCCAATTAGTGCAGTATCTTCAACAGAAGTTATATTTAGAAATGGAATAAACATAGACTCTCCTGGGGTTGATTCTAGTGAAGTTTTTTCAGGAAGTGCAACTAATCTAGATGATTATGGTTTCTTTGGCCCAGCTAACGATGATACAGCAGCTACTACTCACCAAGTATATAGAGAGTTTTTGTCAGACTTTGCTCCTGCTTCAGGTCCTCTTGAGAATAGACAGTGGGAAGTTTATGGATCTCCTGAAATTACACAAGAAGGTGCAGACTTTAAAGAGTATAATGGTAATCCAAAGTTAAGATACTCAAACAATTTAAAGACAATGAAGGTTGACAACTTCACTGGAGATGATGGACCAAACAATGATTCTGATGTAAGAATAAAAGGATGTAACACCATTGGTGCAAAGTGTATTACTTTTGCTTTAGGTGCTGCTGATTTAGAATTAGATCAGAGACCTAGTATTGAACAAATACATCAACAGGCACAAACAGTTTCAGGTGTAACAAATAATATTGCTAATGATGGAGTTTTAATTGCTGAATTTGTAAGACCAGAATACTTGTTGTATACTGGAGGGTTTTATGGCGGAATGTCTAGTGAAGCTAAAGGAGTGTCAAGCTATATAGAAATAGGATCTTATACAGGGATAGATCAAAACACAGTTACAATAGAATCTCCTGGAGATACTTTTGTAAACGTCTTTAAATTTGCAAAAATGACAAAGGCTGACTTAGAAATTCAAAGTCAAGATTATAACATAATGTCAGAAATAGTTTCTGTAAGACTTGAGACAACAGTTGATCTTAAAAATAGAAATGACTTATCTTTAATTAATTGGGACAATAGATGGCAACCAAGAATGGAAGAGTACAACAACTACAATACTGTATACTCTCAACAGCCAACATTAATAAAATCTGTAGACACCGGAACTAAGCTTAAAAAGATTAAAGAGTTTGATGCAAGGTTAGTAGCTTCAAAAGAAAAGATACCTGGAGAATTCATTGATAGTTGGACAGACTTTTTAGAAAATGAAGTGATGGATCTTGATGGAAAGTACGGACCAATTAATGCAGTCGTAAACTTAAAGGATGAAATATTTTGTCTTCAAGATACTGCTGTTGCACAAATATCTATAAACCCTAGAGTTCAAATACAAGGAAATGATGGCTTATCTTTAGAGTTAGGTACCGGAGGAGTTCTTAATGATTACTCTTATAGAACAACAACTGTTGGTTGCTTAAACAAATTTGGAGTAGTAACATCAGAGATGGCATTCTATTTTATTGATGTAATTAACCGGGGCATAATGACTTTTGATGGACAAAAGATTGGTAGGTTAACAGACTCTAAAGGACTTCACTACGAGATGTTAGAAAGAATGAATTACGAAGAGTTAATAAAAGATAATGCTGTATTAGGAACAGGTGTTTCACTTGGTTACAATCCTGTAAATGCAGATGTGTACTTTACATTCTTACAACCAGGAGATAACTTTACGTTAGGATTTAACGAAAAGATGTCAGAGTTTGTTTCTTTTTATGATTACACTCCTGCTTGGTATATAAACAAAGGATCTGTATTAATTAGTACAAACCCAAATAGTGTTTCATTATGGGAGCACTTTAAAGGTAAGCCTAATTACTTTTATGGAACTCATTATCCTAGTAGTGTTACATTACATGTTGCACCAGCAGGAAATGAAATCATACTTAACAATGCAGGATACAAGATGGAACTTGTAGATGAATCTACAGGATTAGAAATCCCAAACAAAGGATTAACTGGAGTAAGAGTCTATAATGACTATCAAGATTCAGGACTAGTTGACTTACAATTAAGAAAGAATGTGTTTAAAAGGTTTAGAAACTGGAAGATTAATTTCCCAAGACAAGCTGGCTCTAGAGATAGAGTACGCAGTGCATGGGGCTTTGCTGAGTTTGTCTTTGAAAACACGGATGGTAACAAATTAACCTTACATAACATATCAATATTTTACACACAGTATTAATTCTGTATGATACCAAATATTGACAACAGAGTATAGATAACTTATATTTGCATTATGGCATTAGAAAAAGATCCAAAAAATAATAAACCTTCATTTAACGTGAAGGCTTATAAGCATGCCATCTCTATGATAGAATCTAATGGAGGTAAATTACTAGAAGCAGGCAGGAGCAAAACAACTGGAGAACTATTATCATCTGCAGCTGGTAAGTATCATTTTCTTTATGATGAAATAATGCATGATCCTTCTATGAAGGGTGTATCTAAAAGAGAGTTTATAAATGATCCTGAACTTCAGGAAGAAATAATGGACAAGGCTCTTAATGGAAACCTTAAGGGATACACTTATGGAATAGATTACGCAAAACAATTAAAAGAAGAATTTAACACAAATCATACTGCAGAAGAGCTTGCAGCTTTAACTCATTTCTTAGGAGCAGGAGGAGTTAAGACTTACTTAAGAGATCCTGATTATGTAGTTCCGGGAGAATTAAATGCAACAGGTCAACAATACGCAGATAGGTTTACAAAGAATTATAACACTTATACTCCTCCTGAAGAAGAGGCTTTAATAGAAGGTGCACCTGTAGCTACACCTATAGCTGAGCCTACACAAGCTTTACCTAATCAACCTATGCAATCAAGAAGGAGAAGTAGTAGAGATGCAGCACAATCAAGTAGGCCAAAAATAGAAAATTTACCCATGAGCTCTAGAAATCTCATGAAGAAAAATATTACCATACAAGATTTGCCACCAATGCAAGGTATGAATCCAGTGCAAGCTATGGATCCAATGTCAAATCCTCTTCAGTTTGGAGGTTATAATAAACTTGTAATGGGAGGTCCCACAGGTGCAGATGATGCAGCAGAAGATGCATCAGGCCCTGGTGCTGGTGCTTATGTAGCAGCTGCAGGAACTGCAATGGAATTAGGTAATATGGCGTTTGGAGCCACAGGTATTAGTAGAGATGGATCAACCCCTCCACCAGATGTTCCTTCTCAAGGAGCAGCAGCAGCAGCAGGTATGTTAAAGGGTGCAGCAGCAGGTGCAGCATTTGGGCCATGGGGTGCAGCAATAGGAGGTGGAGTTGGAGCAGTAGCAGGATTTGTTGGACAAGGAAAACAAAAAGATGATGCAGCTGAGGCTGCGTTTCAATACGAAGCAAACATGCATAACCAAGCAAGTAATAGTTATGCTAAAGGTGGTATGTTAAAAAGAGCTGATGGTTCTTATTCTAAAAGAGGGCTATGGGATAACATAAGAGATAATAAAGGATCTGGAAAGAAACCTACTGAACAAATGTTAGCTCAAGAAAGAAAGATAAACAGCAAGGAAGAAGGTGGGCCATTAGATCCTCTTACTAATACTGGAACTAAGACTCTTGAAGACAAAAAACCAAAACCAGCATATACTGAACAACAAGAGAAAGCTATACAGGACTCAATAAAAGCAATCAAGCAAATATATGGTGAAAATGTTGATCAAGGAACTATCAATACTATACTAAGTAATATAGAAATTGAAACTGGATTTAGAGATCTAAGAGAAAAGGCTTATTCATTTGATAGAATTAAAGAGTTAGGAGATGGTGACTTATACAGTGCTAACAAGAACTTAGATAAATGGGGTAAAGGTAAAGCTGCCTATAACAAACTTAGCAAACCAGAAAGAATATCTGTTATGTATTATGGTGATACAGATCACGCAGACATTGCTGGAGGTACTGGTGTATTACAATTAACTAGTGCTAACTATGGTGGTAACAGCAAAACAGAAGATGAAATAACCAAAGCTTCTAATCAGCTAGGCTTAAGTAATAGC